GATGGAGAAATAAATCATGTCTACAATTTCAGTTTCTGCAAGCTCGACTACGCTTGTATTGAACGGCACAGCAATAACGGATACCGTAACTGGTGATATAATCACACTTACGCCAGTAAACCCAGCCTCAGCGCATATCAACGCTTCAAATGGCGGCGTTAATATAATAGAAAGGACGGATAAAGGCGTATTTGATCTTGTTATCAGAGTTCAGAGATTCAGCGGTTCAGATGTTTTCTTAAACAATACCCTTCGCGTATCTCCTCCAACTGTTTTAAACGGATCGCTAAAAGAGAATTTTACACGTGACGGATCAGATTTCGTGGAATCGTATTTACTAGAAAGCGGAAGCATAACTACACAGCCGACAAAAACTGTGAACGACGAAGATGGTAATGCTCTTTCAGAGTATACGATTCGATTCAGAAATGCTACCCGCAACCTCTAGGACGTAAATTTTTATGAATGACGAAGAATTAAAAGCTATTGCCGCTTTAGAAGCCCAGAATATGATAAAAGCTGTCTATGAAGATGGAGAAGCTGAAATCAATGGTCGCGTATATACTTTGACTAAGACAACGCATAAGAAAAGGCGAAAGATTTTCGCTTTTTTCACGTCAGTTAAAGAAGGCGATTTTTCATTCCTTGAATCAAAAGAGTTTGAAGAGGTTGAAAAGGTAATAAGCAATATAATATTATTTGATGGAGACCTTCTATCACGCCTTCCAGATCACTGGGAGACCTATCCAGAAGATTATATACTCTTTGTCAGTACCATGATGGGGGCGCTAAGTTACCCTTTTTTGAGAGGCGCCGCTGGAAGCTCAAAGTAGGCTTACCACCGGCAGAGCCTAGTCTTATCGAAAAAACTAATATTACCGATGACGATATGACTGTCTTTTACTTATCAAAGCAAGGTTATGGTAGTATCGTAGAAATAAGAGAACTCGATACGACCGAATTTCTTGATCTCATAGAGTTCGAACAGATAACAAAAGCGATAGAGCAATACAGCATCGCTGAGGCATCAAGGGGTTAATCATGGCAGTCGTAACAGAACTCGTCACAAAATTCGTTTTCCAAGGGGATACAACGAAACTTGCTAATTTCAATAAAGGTATGGGAAAGAGTATTCTTCTTCTTGGAAGTTTTGCCGCCGCCGCCGCCGCTTCAGCTGTTGTTTTTACAAAGTGGACAAACAATATTCTTTCATCGCTTAATCCGATAATTCAGCTATCGAAGCAGATAGGTATCTCAGTACAGACAATTCAAGAACTAGGCTTCGCAGCAATAATGAGCGGGTCGAGTTTAAGCGCTATGGAAGGAACATTATCGAGCCTCACTAACAAGATAGGAAAATCTGCTCTAAGTGGAGACGCTGATTTCTCAAGGCTTGGAATTTCTGTAAGGAAAGCTACCGGAGAGATAAAAACCGCCGACGAAGTGTTGGGTGAAATATCAACACGATTTAGAGAGCTTAATTTTTCGCTTGCACAGCAGCGCTCGATGGCGTCGTCGCTTGGAATCGATCCGTCACTTATTGAATTGCTCGGTAAAACTTCTAATGAGCTTAAAGATCTACAAGATCAATCAAAAGGTTTTGGAATACTTACGGCGCAGCAGGTTTCTCAAGTAGAGTCATATAACAAATCAATTCAGCGCCTAAGCTTCGGATTTGATGGGATGAAAAACTTAATCGCCATCGGGCTTGCTCCAGAACTTGAAAATCTTGCAAATGGCTTTAATACTTTTTTATCCGAAAATGGAAATGAAATTATATTCTGGGCAAAAACTACAATTGAAACTTTAGCAATGGTTGGAAGCGCAATAAAGAAAACTGCGCTTCTCCTTACAGGTATTGTTTTAGCTCCCGTTTTTGTTGCTGAAGATCTCACCATGCCTCTGATCGGAGGGAAATCTGAAATCGCAGAAAGAGTGTCTTCTCTTATTAAAAGCCCGAATTTTGTAGGTGGGAAGATCGGAGAGTTTTTCGGTCGAGGAGGAGAAAGTTCATCTGTCACCCAGAACAACTCTATACAGATAAATACAAATATCGAAGACGTTGGCGAGGTTATCGCGAACAGTGTGCAATATCAGCTTGAAGATGCTCAGACTCAGGCAGTAGGTAGCGGAGGTGGTATGTAATGTCTATTATTAAAGATTTCATCGACGGTCATTTTCTTCCAATCAAAACAAAAGAAATTGGTATCGGCGGATTTACTGCTCTTGTAAGAACGCGCGAAAGATATATAAGAACGTCAAGCGTGCCGACAACATATCTTGAAGATGGAAGTCATATAAACGATCATATAATCAGAGATCCTCTTTTCCTTTTAATCGAGGGAAATGTTTCAGACGTACACATTCGACCATCAAAAGTGATAGAGGCTATAAAGAGAACACAGGGATACATCGGTATAATAACGCAATATATTCCTGAACGAACAGAAGCTCAAGCAAACAAAGTCGAAGAGATAACAAACAATTTTATATCTGCAGTAAATCAAATCGACGCCGCAATAGAAGCAGGAGAACAGCTTTCAGGGTTTATCGGTCTTATCGATTCTGCTTCAAAGAGCAACGTTGAAGCTTTCATCGGAGACATGGAATCTTATTACCAGAGCGATCAGCTCATGGAAATTGACACAATATCGGGACTGCATAAAGACATGAGAATTACTCATCTTGAAATCGAGCGTGACAACGAATTCAACGCCATCTCATTCAGGATAGAAGCACAGCAACTACGATTCGCAGACAGCATTTTTACTCAAATAGCACTTGCTCCTTCTCCTTCGAAAGGAACAGACGGAGCGACTGAAAATCTAGAGGATAAAGGTGTTCAGAAAGGCGGAGATATGCCAACATCATCGCTTGCCTATCTTTTACAAACATTCGGATTTTAATATGTCAAAAGTTATTCAAAATATCGGCTCAGAATCTATACAGCGACATACGATATTATTCGGCGACGCTGAAATAATACTGACATTGAGATTCTATTCTAAGAGTTCGATGTGGTGTATGGATGCTGAATACGGAACTCATGCAGTTCGTGGGATAAAGTTATCAGTCGGTGTATTACATATCCTTAGCCAGAATCTCCCTTTTGATTTTGTAGTTCGCGATCTTTCTGGTAATGGAATCGATCCTTTCAAGAGTGAGGATTTCAGCGAGGGGCGATGCGCTCTTTATCTTCTCGAATCCTCTGACATGGAAAGCATTCGAGGGGTTGAAGTTCCAGAATGATAACTACAAAATTCAACAGAGATTTTAAGCTAACTATAACCGTCAACGGAATCGATACGGTTATTAAGCCACCGATGAAAGTTGTCTTTAGCTGTATGAAATCAATAAGCGGACAACTTAACAAGATAAGGATTAAGGTTTATAATCTCAGCCCATTGAAAAGGCTTGCTATCGTTAAAGATGTCGAAGAGGTAAAGCTGATTCCAATTTCTTTTTCAGTTGGATATAAAGACAGACTTGAACTCATGTTCAAAGGCAATATCAATAAGTGTTCGAATGAGCGAAGGGGAGCGGATATAACAACGTCAATCGATGCTTACGACGGTGGCTTCGATTACATGAACTCTTTTACAAGCTCAACAGTTTTAGGCGGCGAAGAAGTCATAGCTGAGATTCTAAGGGATATGACGCATACAGAGAATGGAAAGATAACGCCTCGTCCTGTTCTAACGCGTCCGAGGGTTCTGGTGGGTAATTCTATAAAGCTGATAAACGATGCTATTGGAGAGGATGAGACGTGGTATATCGACGATGAAAAGCTCTATGTGATAAACGAAGACGACATCACGAGTAGCTATATACCAGTTGTTAACGCAAAAAGCGGACTAATAAGCACACCGACAAGAGAAGCAAGCCTTGTAACATTTAAGATGCTAATCGATCCGACAGTAAAAATCGGTCGAGCAGTAAAGCTTATTAGCAAGACAGCTCCTCATCTTGACGGAATATATAAAATAATAAATGCAATTTATGATGGCGATAATTATGGTGAAGCTTGGGTACAAACGTGTACTGGGATGCTTAATACTGAATTGGTAACAATATAATGACTAGCAAGCAACTAATCGACGTACTTGATATAGCGTTAAAGAGCGCACTTGCTAACGTGCATACGGCAGTTATTGCCGTTGTTACGAAAGTCAATGCTACGACGATAAACGCTCGCCCGGTTATAAATAGAGCTGTAAAAGGCGAATCTATAGAGCTTCCTGAATTCGTAGAAGTTCCTCCTATTTTTATGCAGGGCGGAACTAGTTATACGGCTCACCCGATAGCGATAGGAGATTATTGCCTTCTTATAATAAGCGAGCGATGCTTCGATAGGTGGTACGATGGACAAGATTTTGTTAGCCCTGCAGAACTTAGAATGATGGATTATAGCGATGCTTTTGCTATCGTTGGAATAAACCCTTTAAGCAAAGCAATAGATATACCTACGACGATAAAAGAGGTCGGTGACAAAGAGTATATAGGAAACATAGATCACACAGGAAACTATAAACTTACTGGAAAATTTGATCAAAAAGGTAATATGACCATTGTCGGCGATCTTAATCTTACTGGAGACCTGATTATAACTGGTAATATACTATGCTCTGGAAATATAGCGGCGGCGAGCTTTAGCGGTGTAGCAGGTGCGCCGATGTCAAGTACTGTAGACTTCGAGACCTCTGGTGAAGTTACAGCGAACGGGAAGACGTTATCAGCTCATACACATAACTACACATGGACTGATCCGGCAGGAAGTGGAACAACGGCGTCGCCAAACTAGAGGTTTTTTTATGAGAGTAGCAGGAATAACGAGCGAGGGCGACTTCATCTTTGGACGTGGAAAGGCGTCATATAAGACTAAAAGCAATGCTATCGCGCAGAATGTTGTAACGCGATTGAGGTCTTTCAAAAATGATTGGTTTCTTGATATCGATGCGGGTAGCGATTGGATTGACATTATGAGTTCGAAAAGTAATACTGATAATATCAAAAGTGCTGTTGAGAAATCGGTGTTACAGACGGTCGGAGTAAAATCGATTTCAAAGCTTGAAATAGAAGAAGATAGAAAAAATCGGGCGATAAGTATTATAATAAATTATAACGATGTCTTTGACGTTGAAAATTACGAAGAAATTGAGATACTACCATAAAACAAAACGGAGACAAAAAATGACTGATAAAACAGAAGAGAAACAGGACGAACCTAAAATTACATATTCAATGAAAGAATCTATTGTTATGAATTTAAGCACTGGAGCAGAATTTATATTTCCAATAAAATTGAGTCATGAAAAAATTCTTGAAGAGCTTCGTGTAATATATAATACGATAAGTAAACAACAACAAGAAGCCATTGCAATACAAAACGAAGAAAAAATAAAACTTGTTGAAGTTAAGCATGAAGAAGGCAGGTTAAAAACTCCTGCTAAAAAGACAGCTAAAGTTTTAAGAAAAGACATGGCTATGAAGCCTGAGAAAGTTTCAAAGAAAAAATAATAGTAATCTAGGGGTCGACAGATGAAACCAAATTTTACAGAAGACGGCATCGAAGTACAGACTTTCGACGAGATCGTAACGGAATTATCTGACGGCTACAAGACCATTTATGGCTCAGACATCAATCTTGATTCTGATAGCCCCGATGGTCAAAGGGTTGCTATAGAAGCACAGGCGAGGCTCGATCTTCAATCGTTCGGGATTCAACTGTATAATCAGCTCGACCCTGATTTTGCTATCGGACAAGCTCTTAACAGGCTTGTAAAATTCTCTGGAATAAGTCGTCAATCTGCTGTCAGATCGTACGTTTCTGTCACAATTACAGCCGATCGATCTGCTACTTTGCCGATAGGCTACACAGTATCAGATGATATCGGTCAAAACTGGAAGACTTTAGAGACTGTAAGCATAGTATCTGGAGCTAACACAACAACATTATACGCCGAGAATTTTGGTGCGATATCGACAGGGGTGGATAAAGTTACTATTCCTGTAACGATAATCATCGGTGTTTTATCAGTAACAAACGCGGCGATAGCTACAATAGGAGAAGATGAAGAGACCGACGAAGACCTCAGAATTCGCCGAAACCTTTCTCTAGCTACGCCAGAAACAAGTTCTATTTCTGGGCTATATTCAGCCCTAGCAGATATTAAATCCGTGACAAAGTTAAAAATATATGAAAACGATACTGATTCAGTAGATGTAACTCTTACTCTTGATCCTCATACGATATGGTGTATTGTTGAAGGTGGGACTAATGCTGAGATAGGCGAGGTTCTCGCTAAAACAAAGAACGCAGGCACAGGTTTAAAAGGTGGTGTGACAGGGACATATAATGAAGAGATTACGTTGCCTGATGGAACTACTTTTACTTATGCTCATAATATGCTTTTCGACATCCCTAGCCCAACTGAACTATATGTCAAGATGACGCTTACCGAAAAAGACCCCGCTTTTCCAATCGTTACAAGCCTAGTTTCAGAAGCTTTAGTTGCGAAGAAATATGATATAGGAGAGAACGCAAGTGCTAGCGAACTATATAGTATCGTTTATGGAGCAGGTGATACGTTCGTTGCAACAGGTCTTGAGGTTGGACTTGACGGAATCACATACACAGCCGCAAGTCAGGCAGCTACAGCAGAACAAAAGTTCACTATCTCAACAGCTAATATTGCTATAACAACGGCTTAAAAATGAGTTATACAAGCGAATACGAAGATCTTTTAATAAAACAATACTGGGAAAAGACGAATGCTCGCGCAGAAATAGCTTTGCAATCTGGAACCTGGGAAAGGGTATTCGACTTCTTAAAGTCATTCGAAGTAGAGTTTGATATTGACGAAGCTACGGGAGATAGGCTTAATATAATAGGTCGCATCGTTGGAGTTGATAGGGTCGTTCCTTCTGTCCTGGCTAAGGTTTTTTTTGGATTCGACGACAATCCAAACTCAACAGAATTTGATGATAAATTTGTTGATCTTGGCGAGCTTGGTGTGATGTATAATAAATTTTCATCTCAATATGATGATTTGGAACTTGACGATCCAGACTTTCGCTTTTTTATTAAAGCTAAGATAAGAAAGAATATCGCTCATGGTATTATGACTTCTGCTGATTATGTATCGATGCAAATTGCTATTGTTGATTTATTTGAAGGTCTTGCTTACGTCCAAGATAATTTTGATATGAGCTTAACACTACATATAAGCCCTCTTGTTAATGATGACAGAGTTCGTATCATCATAGCACTCGGAGTTCTGCCAAAGCCTCAAGGAGTTAGATATATCCTTGTACAGTCAGACCCGACAAATAATTTCGGGTTTTCCAATAATGTTAATTGCAAAGGCTTTAAAAATAAAGACGATCCTCTCGTTGAAGCGGGCGGGTATTTTTTAAGAAAACTATTATAGAAAGGTAATGAAATGGCTAAAATTGTTAGATATAACGGAAACTTGGCGGCTTTTGGCTCTAATGCCGCAGGAGTTGAAAGAACTGTTTTTGGAGGAGTTCTACAATCCGACACGCTTGCTGATAATATCAACGCGGATTTTCTTACGGGATGGGGAATAGTGAGCGCAAGCACGCCGCCGTCGAAGCAGGATTTCAACGGTCTTGGATACACAACAACGTTTCTTTTATCATATCTGCATCAAATGGGGATTGCCGAGTGGAATTCTTCACAAGAATATTATCTTGGGTCGGCGACGATAACGGCAGGAAATCTTTATATTTCTAAAGTTACGCCTAACACAGGCAATAATCCTGCTACAGATACAGTAAGCTGGAAATTGATGGCTGCGATGGAAGACCTCGAAGATGCTGTTAGCATAACCTATGACAATATTGCTTCAGGACTAGCGGCAACAAATGTACAGGATGCCCTTGACGAGCTTTCTATCTCTAGCAGTATAACTTATGACAATGCGATATCAGGCTTGGCGGCAACGAATGTAAAAACTGCAATCGACGAACTTGTTGTCGAGGCGGGTATTCCCGCAGGCGCAGTACAATTTTTCGCAATGGCTACAGCTCCTACCGGATGGCTACAGGCAAACGGAGCGGCAATATCAAGGGCGGCATACTCTGTTCTTTTTGCGGCGATAGGAATAACATATGGTGCTGGCGATGGCGCATTGACTTTCAACATTCCCGACATGAGAGGACAGTTTGCCAGAGGTTGGGACGACGGTGCAGGAGTTGATATAGGTCGTG